GTAAGGCCGAACCTTTTTGAGCCGCCATGTTTTTCTCCTTTAACTATCAAACACAACGGCCCGAAATCGGATGACACCGTGCCGTGTAATTCCGTCACCCTCCAAAAGTGTCTGCTCAAACTCCTGTTTAAGATTCACCAAGGAAGCACCAGAAACAGTTATAGCACTATCATGAAGTGCTGTATATATCTGTTCCATGATTTCTTTAATCTCCTTGCGACCCCTATATTGGGACCACACATGGATTGTAAGTGTATGCTCATGGGCATCAACTGTTTTTGTGGATATATTTAGGGATGTTTCTTCCCCTATGACCACATATGGGTATGTCTTGCCCTCTGGAACATCATCATACACTGAAACCGCAACACTGTCCTCACCAACAAGGCTCGCGCCATTTAAGGTGGAATAAATCGCTTTTTGCAGTTCCCAAGGATGGAAAGCCATTACTTAGACCCCCTCAATGCTCGTTCGAGGCTGTCTCTTATCTTGCGCCTGTTTTCCTCAAGGGCGGGCTGTAAGTAGGGCCTAGCCTCCATCTTGCTCGTCCCAAACTCAAGCGCACCAGAGTAATCCGCATTGCTCTCTATGTCCGCCCCAAGCCCATCGCTGTCTATTTTGTGGGCTATGTTCGACACCAAAAACCCTGTATCAGTTGCAGGCGGTTCGCCGGGACCGGATGCTCTGCCAACCCTCCGTGGGTTATAACGGATATATTCACCGCCGCCCCGTGGGGAGTTCTGGATGCTGTTGACCGCCGTATTCCGAACCGCGACCGCACCGAGAGCAATGGCCCGCTTCACGCCTTTGAGATAGGCTTGTTCGATGCTCTTGACCCCTCCGGGGTTGGTTCTGGTCACTCTTGTGGTTACTTTTGCCATTATGTTGCCACCCCTTCTTCACACAGAATATCCAGAAACTTGTTCGTGGAATCCCTGTTTAGCACTCGTCTAACATTGAATATCCGGGTGTATTTGATGCCTTTGATGTAATACACATAGAGAAGCCTGTTCTTATGGGTAACATCTCTGCGGTAGCGCACTGTGACAATATGGGTGATGCGCTCCTCTAACTGGTCACCGAAGAACCTCTCGCCGCCCTGCTTTGGTTGGATGTAGCCAAAGACGGTTGCAAGGTCTAGCCAAGACAACGCCTGAGAACCACCACCATCAGCCGTCCGGCTCTGGTATTGGATGGTTATCTTTTGGCGCATCTTGCCTAGCGGTGATTGTCTAGCCATTACAGAATCCCACTCGCATAACCCTTGTTGAACGCATGGTCACCGTAGCGCATGATTTTGTAAGGCTGAACAAGCGACCTAATAAGGGGAGGAAATTCGACCGCCCTGCCTTCATCATCGCCACGGTGTTCGTATAGGTGCATGATGTATTGAAGCATCGCCACCCGGATAGCCTCTGGGATTGAACTCGGCGTTGTGCCGTAGCCTGCGGTGTAATTCACCTCAATCCCGTTGGCGTTCCTCAAGTCAGTTGGGAATGTGCCGCCGTCCCGTAGAACGATTCTCCCCGGCTCCCGAACACTGTCCACATAATAGTTTGATGAAGCCCATGTAGACTGGTTGTCGCTGTCGTCATAGTAAACAATCGAAGAAACCGCGATGAGGGGCGGCTGTGGGACCTCGATATAGTTCTTGTAGAAGGTTTGGTATGGACCGACCTTAGTTCCCTCCCAGAGGGCCGTATCAGCCTCTCTCACGCCGTCTAAGGACAGTTTGAGGGTTCTAGTAATCAAAGCCCGCCCAGTGTAGTTCTCGACCCACTCACGGGCCGCAATGATAAAGGACCGAACGAAACTGTCGTCCACTTGGTCATCCAAGCGTAAAAAGTCCTTGACCTCTGTCATGCCTAACGGCTCATCGGCGGGCGCGGTAACAACTGTTAAGCCTGACATCTCAATTTACCTCCATCTGGGTCCGTCAACCCATCCAACCAAGGACCGCCTTGTCCCCTCGGTAACAGGCAAGACCCGGTGTTGTAGATAAGACGGGAATACCATCACAGAGCCTCTCTCCCTGAACACGGGGTTTTCGACCTCTGAGAACTGGAACTCTCCGCCCTCGTAATCATCTTTGTCGGACAGTTGCACCACAATCGATAGCTTGCGGTCGAAATTTCTGTGGCTGTCCCAGAATACATCATGATGCCACCCATAGTGGCCCTCGTTCTCGGCGTGATACTCGGTATATTGGATTTCCCATAAACCATGAAGATGCACCCCAAATGCGTTTCTATTGGCGGTAATTGAGTATTCCATCATCATGTCAGCAATCCACCCTTGGCTTGGTAGCCACCGAATTGTTGACCTGCGAACCTCGTCATTCTCAACACCGTCCAGTTGTATCCCTGCTTTCTGCGGCTCAATCTGCTCCGCAAACTCAATTATGTTGTCGCACTGTTCATCTGTTAGGACGGCTGTCCATACTTGCCAGTTGTCTCTCATCAATCCTCATCCAAAACTGACGGCCTTGCAGTTGCAAGTTCATCGATTGTTTCCGCATTGTTGATTGTCGCGTCTTGCATACAGTCACGCAATGCTTGCTTCTTGGCCTTTATGGCTTCTTGTTGCGTAGTATCACCTTGCTCCAAAGCCTTCATAAATGCAACATCTAATGCCGACAATTTTCTGTCGCGCTCTGGTCTTAACTGCTTTCGGCGGACCTCTTTGGCCTTCTCTATGTTTATAGTAATCATGCCTTATTCCTCCCTCGTCCCGTAACCATCAGGGTAGGAAAAGTCCGCCTCGAAGGCTTCGATATACTCCATGTTGGGGACCTCTGCCGCGTTCATAACCACAAAAGGGCAACCCTTCGGTAGGTCTTTTGCCGCCGCGTCCTTTACCGCCCACCGAGAACCGGGGATGAGAACCCCAACGCCCTCTGAGTGGTCATCCATATTTTTTGGAAAAATTGCTACCTTTGGAACTGCCATCTCTCCCCTCCTTTACGCAAACACCGCAACAGCGACCTGCTCGGCAGTAACATACGCCCCGCCACTTGCGCTAACCGCACCTTGCCCAGTCTGAATCTCAAAATGGTCAGTAGCTTTGCCGTAAACATATGAATACGCCATAGTTGATGTAGCAACATTGATATAAACCCCCGTGCCATTGACTGACGCGAGAACGCTGTAGGATTGAGCGTTAGTATAGGTCTTATCCATACCGAAATAATACAGCCCCACGCCTGTTGTGGACACGCTAGAAAACCCATAATCAAAATGCAGGCTTACCGTTGCCGTGCCTTTGAGTAGCCCATAAGCCCTACACGCTGAAGCGTTAATCCACTCACCATTATCATAAACCTCCATGCGTCCGGTCGTTGAATTGACCCGAACCTGACCATTGGAAGGGGAACCCGGCCTTTGGGCGGTAGTTCCGATTGGTAGCTTGAGCGTTGATGTCCCACTGAACTGCGGGTTACTCACATTGTTCATATCCTCGCGGGCAAGCGGAAAACCACCCGCCGTTGAGTTGTTGTGGACGACTGCGGTTTCCTTATCGGTGTCAACCGTAATCTCACCATCCGCCCCTGTGAAACCAGAGTGTTGGGCTGTCGTTCCTCGTCTAAATTTAATTTGTGTTGCCATGATTTACCCCAAGTCTGTTACCTGCCATGTGCCACTGTCCTCATCCCAATAATAGGGCTGTCCGTCATCTGGCGGATTTGTTGGAGGCTCCCAGAGACAAGTCGTTTCGTTAAGAGACCAAGATGCGTAGGGCCTTTCTGGGATAAATGCGTCCCGGTCTGCGTCATATGTCATACCAACCCCGGCAAAGTTCTTACGAAGCGGTGTGCCGCCGCTCGCATGAACGCCGCCGCTCATTTCCGGGTCTGTTTCCACCCAATGCTCACCAAGGGGGAGAACGCGGCTCACAATGACATCATCATCTGCCTCTATGACAGCGATGACGACATTATTTTTGATTCGTGCATATGTTCCCATTACGCTGTAAATGTCCCTGATGAAGTGAATGTATGGATTGTGTAACCGCCTGAAGAGGTCACCGTTCCGCCTGATGCCCTCTGGCCTCCCGCATATTTAACGATTACTGTGCCTGCATAACCGTTTTTGGCATTTTCACCAGATACAGGTCTGCCGCCGTTACCGCCAGAACCCGCAGTTGATTCTTGGGTTCCGCTCGGATTGCCGTCTCCTCCAACCGCATAAGTGACGGATGTTCCGGTAATACTGTTTGCTGTGCCTACCCCGCCAGTTGACACGCTTGCGCCTGCGCCTCCTGCGCCACCGCCGCCAGAACCTTGACCGCCTGCACCATAGGAACCGCCGTTATTGCCTTCTGCGGGGCTATACCCGCCCACATTACCTGCGCCGCCGCCCGTTCCATTCAAAGCACCGCCGCCGCCAGAGCCGCCGTTAAAGCCCCCACCTACCGCGCCGCCACCGCCGCCGCCTGATGACTGGAATGAACCAAAAGCCGAGCCAGTGCCGTTACTGCCTCTCGCTCCGTTGCTGTTCGTATAAGCACCACCAGACCCAACGGTGACAGTGATAGATTCTCCTTTAAGCAAGGTTTGGTTGGTGGTGCGGTAACCACCTGCGCCGCCGCCTCCGCCGTAGTATGAGCCTGCCTGACCAGAGCCACCTCCGCCACCGCCTGCGACAACCAAAATTTCAGCTTGGTATGATGCCCCTATGCCAATCCAATTATTGCCATCGTAATACTCCATCAGGTCTGACGTAGTATTGAAGCGAATCATGCCCGTGCCGGGGGTCCCCGGACGCTGTGCATCCGTGCCTGCGGGAATATCCAGATAGCCAGTCGAGGAGTTTGCCTCGTCCGAGACATCTGTGATGGTGCTTGTTCCTGATGGCCCCGGAGGTCCCGGAGGTCCCGGAGGTCCTGTTGGACCTGTTGGGCCAGTCGGTCCCGCCGGACCTGTCGCACCCGTTGGACCCGTTGGACCGGGCGGTCCCGGAACCGTGGAATCTGCCCCCGGAGGACCTGCCGGACCTGTTGGACCCGTAGGGCCAGTCAGACCAGTAGGTCCAGTATCACCAGTAGGGCCAGTAGGACCAGTAGGACCGGGAGGGCCGCTAGGCCCCGTAGGTCCAGTCGGGCCAGTGGGGCCAGTAGCACCACGCAAATCACCAGTAGAAAAGCCAAGACCGTCATCGCTTGTAAATGTGACCACCCCTGTCGGCGCACTATATGAACCGCCAGTAAAGCCATCCCCCGTTGGGCCTGTCGGTCCAGTAGGGCCTGCCGGACCTGTTGGGCCTGTTGCACCCTGCGGACCAGTCGGGCCTGTTGGGCCGGGAGGACCTGCCGCACCATCTAACCCATCCGCACCTGCCGGACCAGTCGGACCTGTAGGCCCAGTGGGTCCTGTGGGTCCTGTTGGGCCTGTATCGCCTTTGTCACCAGTGCGGGCGAATGTGATGATGATGTCCTCGCCATTCGAGAATGATGAGGCGGAACCGCTCACATATGATGAAGAAACGGTAAAGTAGCCAGTATTTTCAGTAATTGAAGAAATGGTGAAGAGGGCAAAATCATCAGCATTAAGACGATTGCTGATGCGGTAATGGCCCTTGATTGTGCTTGTGCTGTCATCGATTGTCCGCAGAAAGGACTGAATATCAGTCGCGTTGTCGTCTGTGTCATCGATATACATTGCCGTAGCAGATGACACGGTTGCGTTGTTAAGGCGCAAGGTTCCAGTGCCGGGGTCGCTGTCGGTCGTTGTCGTGCTGAATGTGTAATCAAAGGTAGCACCGCCAAAGTTGCCATCCGCACCAGTTGGTCCGGTCGCCCCTGTAGGTCCTGCGGGTCCCGTTGGCCCTGCGGGTCCGGTTGGCCCGGTTGCCCCAGTTGGTCCGGGCGGTCCATCCGCTCCTGTCGGTCCCGTGGGTCCGGTCGGTCCTGTCGGTCCTGTCGGTCCGGGTGCGCCGTCTAATCCATCGGCTCCTGCGGGTCCTGTAGGGCCGGGAGGTCCTGCGGGTCCGGTTGGGCCTGTTGGACCAGTCGCACCATCCAAACCGTCCGCGCCTGCGGGGCCTGTTGGTCCCGTGGGTCCAGTAGGGCCGGGAGGTCCGGGAGGGCCTGATGAGGTTATGTCCTTGACTGTGCCGTCTGTGTGCTTGGTATAGAGTTTCGCATCGGCTGTGTTGACGGCTAGTTCGCCAACCTCTAGGTCACCCGCAGATGGAACGGTTGACGCGGTGCTAGAACGCTTATGCTGTATCGTGTTTGCCATCTACCGCCTCTGCTCCACCTTTCGGCTTCCTTTGGCGTTTGGGCTTGCTCGCTTGTAACGCCTCTTTAGCCTTTAACTCTCGCTCTTCCGCCAGTTGGCGTTCATGCTTTAACTTTGCGACCTCTGCCTGATGCCTCTCGTCTATCTTCAAATTGGCTTCAAGTAGTTGTTGCCGCTCCTTTTTCA